TTTCTACCTTACCACTTGCTAGCGGGTGGTCTTCAGGATATAACAACCCTTTTGACGGCAAATCCACTACCTCTGTAGGGAACTTGACTTCAGCCATATTTGACTCCTATGATTTAGTTAAACTATAACTATTTTTTACCGAACTTTTCAGCTGCTGTGACACCAAGTCCAACTACTGAAATGTACATAAAACATTCTAAAATTTTGTCCTTTACTTCGAATGCGGAAAAGGTGTCAGCACCCCAACTACAAATCAACATAAAAAATGCCATAAAACCGACAAATCTTTTACTTGAAATTTTCGCATCACTCGAAAGCATTTCTTTGAAAAAACTCATATTTACTCCTTAGAATTGTAAGATAGCGTAATCGTATTGTAGTGTCAATGTAATATCAGCTGGTTCGTTTACAGACCAATCGATAGTACCAAAGTTTGCTTGTTGTATAAAAGCACCTTTTAGTGTCCACTCTTCCACTTTATCACCTACAGGACCTAGCATATTGAAAGTAACATCTTTCTTATAGAAGTCTGAATATCCATCTCTTCCAGTAACAGATTCATGCGACAGTCTTACCCACTCCATAACAGATTGAGCACCACTTGGAACGATTGGGTCGTATAGTACGATATCCAATGGTTGCCACGCGCCCTTACCTTTCACATACCTTTTAGTATTGATGTGATCTAAGGTTATGGATTCAAATTGTAGAGTTGGTCTATTACCACTCTTTATAATATATGCAGGTACTCCTTCTATGTACATAATGAACCTATTCTTCAGTTTAGGTTCAAACGGAGTGAACATAATCTCTGAAGGATCTATTAAATCTGGCATTTCAGTTCTCCTATAAGTTTAATTCTTCATATATAAATATCAATAAAATGAAAAATCGATACAAGTTATTATTGAATTCTTTCATAGTTTTTTCTTAGTTTTTTGAATAAAAAAAAGGGGAGCATTACACTCCCCTTTGATTTTTTACACCTCCCTATTATTATTCAGGAAATGCCGCCCCAGTTGGTAATACTGAGAAGTCCAATACAATGAACTCAGCAGTTCTGGTAGGTTGTATGAATATCTGTCCAATCAACTGATTTCTGTCAATGACATCAGGTGTATTGTTAGATTCATCCATTACTACTCTGAATGCTGTTAGACCACTATTAGCTTGAACTGACTCTAAGAACGGATTCACAATATTTAGGAACCTTGTTCTTGTAGCACTATCATTTTGTTCGAATACTAAGAATCTACTTGATGAAGCAATAAACTTCTTCAATCTGATAAGCAGTCTTCGTACATTGATTCTGTCCAAAGCAGATGGTTTAGCTTGTAATGTCTTTTGTCCAAATACCACTACTCCTTGACCAGGAAATGTAGCAATAGGATTCACACGAGCTTCATATAGTCTATCTCTATCTGTATGAGTTAGTTTTTGTTTAGCCATTCTCACACTAGCTAATCCACCACGATTCAATCCAGCAGGAGCAAACCATTCATGTGCCACACTATCTGTGAAAGCAATCACGCCAGGTATTACTACTGATGGTGGAACCCACACACCAGCACCTGTATCAGGATCATCTATCTTTACCCAAGGATAGTAAGTACCAACATAATTCGTATCTAATGTTTTCACACTACTAATAGCAGTTGCTACTGAATCACTCCAAGCAGAAGCATCCATTACATAGAAAGCATCAGCTCTAGCTTCTACCTTATCAATTGCATGATTGGTAACTGATGGATGTAATTTATGTATAACACCAGGTGTTACTAACATATTGATATCAATCTCATCAGGATTACTTACAGCATTTATACCTCTTCTCCATGCAATAGAACCACTAGCACTTGCTGAAGAACAATCAAATCCCATAGTGTTATTAGTAGCTATGTCATTACCTGTCTTCTTCAATCCGTTTGGAGCAATACCATCAAATCCATACTGCATTGGTACAGCAAACTTCTGTTGTACCTGTGAAGATGTTACTGTTAGATTTTGAGCGCCACCAGCAAATTCAGTACCATAATTTGTTCTAAGTGTTGTTAAGTCAGCGCCTGTTCCAAATCCTTTCATATCGGATAATAAGAAATTAGCGTTCTGTCCACCATCAGCAGCTACTGGTATTGGAGCCATATATTGTAAAGAGTCATTTACCATATTAGCATCAAAGTAGTTTGGATTTATAGCAACACCATAAGGTACTGCACCATTATAAGCCAATTTGTCTGTATTTTTTACCTGAGCTTTAGATATAGAAGCTGTAGGTACATTATGAGAAGATATAATCGGCTCAAATACTTTTTTGAATCCAAATGGTTGAGAAGCCTTACTTGCCTTTATATTATCTGGCAAATAGTCACCTACTCTAATTAGAGGATGCATATTAGGATAATCACCATATACTGTTATCTTACCATCATTGTCAACATCTTGAAATTGGTCTCCAATTGCTTTAGCAAAATATGTTGGTGATGTTGGATCGAAGTTTAGTTTGTTATATTCATTTCCAACAGGATTACCTGATACATCATGAAGTTGTAAACTAAATTCAGCATACCCTTCAGCAGCATTATTAGCATTTTGAGGTTTTACATCTTTTATTACCACATAGTAATTATTAGTAGCAGTACCATCTGACCTCATATAGACTCTGAATAATTCACTTCCATTTTGGTCTGTTATCATTGGTGTTCTACCAGCCATAGCACCTGTACTACCATTGAATGTAGTTACGTTAGTACTAGCGTTTACGCTTATTGAAGCACCCTCAAAATTCATTTCTTGTGAACTTAGGTTTTCAATAATTACTGTTGATGCACTTGTATTACCTACAGTGCTATTTACTTGAGATTGAGATATAGCATTTCTAAAATACTTATAATTGTAAACAGGTGCTGATGCGCCATCAATATTTTGTAAATTAGCATCTTGATCTATTTTCTTTCCTAAGTATGTAGCTGATTCTGCAGCTGATTCCATTAGTGATAGAGCAGTTAGACTAGAAGTTGCATTTGAACCAGCAAAATTTATATTAAAATTACTAGCACTAATAGCACCTAATGTTGGAAGTGAACCTGAAACTAAACCACCAGTATTATTGACTGCTGGTAAGTAAGAAGCAACTACAAATTTAGTACTTCCTGAACCAGATACGACTACATTTACTGCATTAGCTTTATATCCACCTAAATATCCCACTCTTACTACTGTTACTGAACCAGCTGAGCGTAAATATTCTCTTACTGTATATGGTGTGTAATAGTCTTTACTATACCCACCGAAGATGTTTTCAAAATCGGAAAAAGATGTTACCTGCGTAGGAACAAATGAAGGACCTTTTAATGTAGGACCAACAATAGCAGCTCCAATAGAAGCTACTCCAACAGGTAAAAATGATAAATCTTTTTCACGGGTGAATACACCTGGACTGACAATTCTCTCTGCCATGTGATTTCTCCTTAAATATTATTGAGGTTAAAAACTTTATATATAAGTATAAATGAAATATCCCAAATACACATATACACAAGCTTATTTTTGATTTTCTTCAGTTTTTTCTTGTGTTTCTTTCACAGTAAACTCACCTGTCTGTGGATTTAATGTGCCAGTACCATAGTTTTCATTCAAACCTTGAACTAAAGCCTGTTCTTTTCCTTGAGTAGAAATATAATCTTCTTCTAAGTTCTTTTCAGCTTTATCTACTTGTTCTAACTGTTGTTCTAAAATCAGTTTTTGTACTCTCAACTGACCAAATGCTGAAGAGATGGTATTATACTTAGTACCTAAGTCTTTAATACTTTGTAACTCTTCATCTGTTACTTTTTTTGTTTCACTCACAACTTACTCCTTATGTTATTTTTTTTCGTTGAAGAAGAACACTTGATATAATCTTGAATTATCTATTGATTCACCAAAGTAAGAACCAGCAGTATGTAAGTGCCTTCCATTCCATAAAATTAATCTATTATAAACATTTCCAATGTCATCTATCTTTTCAAATGGGTGTACATCCCATTGTGCTTGATTTCCTATAAAAACATCCTCTAATCCTTGTTCCCTATGTGTTTTACCAGTATCTTTGTGTTTCATCAACCAAGTACCAGTTTTAGGTGGTGCATCAGGACTTAAAAAGATAATACCAGCCCAATCAGTAGCATCACAATGTACTACCTGACCAGTTTCTGCTGGAGACCATTGAAAACAACCATGTGTTCCACCTTCTCCACTCCATTCACCTTTACTAGTATTTATTCCCAATAATTTTTCAAATATTGGTCTGTAAATTTCACCATATGGATTAGCTTTAGACCTAAGTCCAACCGAACCTCTACTTATCCACTCATCTTTTGGTATTTTGAGAACTTGTTCTCTGACTTCATCAGGATTCTCTAAAAAATTATCAACAACAACTATCGTAGGTTGATTATTATCATTTACTATAGGATTTATATTGGTATTTTTTATTTTAGGTGTTATAATCTTTTCTAAATTACTCAGTAATGGGCTTATATTTGGTTTATCTAGCTTTTCTCTTTTTTCAGGCCACCCAACATTATTCAAATTATCAATTACCAACTCACTAAACCACTCTTCCATATCATAATTGATATGTAAGTCGTATAATATTTCTTTACTCTCTTCTATTCTCCAAGAATGCCACGCATTTGTTGCTTTTTGAAATAAAAGTTGATAATCGTTAAACTCAAGTCTAAAACCTGTTACGTTTTTACGATTTTTCCAATTCTGTAAACCTATATTAGCATATGCATATGCTTGAAAAGGTTCTTTTATTTGAAGACCCATACATAAGTAATAATAAGCCTCAGGTCTTTGTGGACACAATGATACTGCATGATATAAAGATACATATCTATGAACATCTCTTTTTCCTTGTTCAGAAAAAACTAATGATAATAAAATTAGACTTTCATATACGATATCATCATCATTACTCATCTCTACTATTCTGTTTAGAAACGAACAAGCTCCCGCATATTGTTTTAGTCGAAAATATTCTTCTGCTAAGTCTATATTAGATTTTATGTTAGTTGGATCTTTACCATAAACCTCTAATGCCCTTTTTAAATTATCATTCATCTACTAAACTCCAAATTATTTTCAATCCACTCATCAATTACATCACATTTTATCTCTAACATATGAGCAGAATTATCTTCGAATCCAAATGTTATATAAAAAGATTCATCTAATATATCCATACCACAAGAAAATTCTATTTGTCCATCCATAAAACTAAATTGCTTAGATACTTTCTGTATATTCCATTGACTATCCCATATTACAAATCTATGACTATATATAGCATCTTTATTTTCAGCACATCTATTCTCAAATCTCCACCAATTAGTATCATGTACAACAGTAATATATCCACCTTTATATGATATTACCTGCGAAGAACCTCTCATATTTGTTGGTATAGGAACTTCTTCTCCAACATAAACTAACTCACAATCGCCTGTTACAGGATTAGCCTTTACTAATCTTGTTGGGTTAGCATCCATAATGTAATGAAATGGTAAACCACTAACAGGCATCCAATTCTTCTCACAATAACGGGTTGGGTCTGTTGGATGTTCTATTCTTACTCTTGAAACTTCTTTAGGTAAGTTATGTACATCTACAATCTCAGACAATTCCATTCTTCCTTGTCCGTTTTCAGTAGTGTCTCTTCTTACACCTGTTATATAAATCTTTTCATCCCAATGAACTAATCTACCATCTTCTAATCCAGCAAATGCCCAAATAGAATCATCATCTAAGTCCATGTTTATTTTTTCAAAATTAGTATTATTTTTGTTCCAAATACCAAAGTAATTATCTGTTACTAATCTAGCATCATCTTCAGGATGAACATATGTCAAAGGACCCCATCTAGATGGAAATTTACCACCTTCATCTTGCCAGTATTTAGCACCTATAGAATGATAAAGTGTATAATTCAATAACCTAATATTTACCAATAGGTTGCCATTATAATTTAATACAGAAGCATTACATAATCCCGTACCATTTGTTTTTGAACTTGGAATTATCAAAGGATGGTTTAAACCCAATTTTGATATTGATTCAGCATTCATAAAAGATTTCATATAACCTGTTCTCCTTAATAACTATAAATATATAGGAGTTATCTCAAAAAATAATTTATTTTTGCATTTTAGTACGAACCGCTAACATTATTTCCTTCCCAAAACACATTACAAGTAGGACAAAATGAACCAGTCACAAAATCACCTATCTCTTCATCATCATTGGAAATATCGTGAGCTGAAGTTACCTTTAGTACTGAGCCTGAAGTTGCTCCACTTGTACTGATAACACTATAATTTTCTGTAGTGCATTTGTATATTGATTCTGATAATTCTGTTGTACCATCACAACTTCCACTGTGTATTAGACTCATATCATTATTCCTCTTATGGTTCTATCATGTAAACGCCAAATCGAAGTGTTCCCATATTAGAACCATAACCATATGATTTAATAGTTACGGAATCATGGGTAAATGTAACTTCCGGAAATTTTAGCCATACTTTTTTGTTTGACCCACCACCACTTGATTCATAATAAATAAAATCTCCGTTTACTCCTGTTTGACTTGAACCAGGAGTACCATTAAGTTGATTCCATCTACCTTGTGTGGTGCCAGAGGCAAGATTAATAAATCCTGAGGATGGGTATGTTGTACTTGTGGTGTTAGATGTAGTTTGAATGCCAGTAATATTACCTTGAAAGTCATCAAAAGCACTACCGTTATTATACAGTACCTCTGCTATCTGAGCATCAGACCTAAATGATGTTCCTGAATCAAACCTAAAGAAGAAAAACCCTGTCCCTCCGACAACCGATTCTCCCACATAACTAGCACTAGAAAGGTCAACCACATCGGTTTGTAAACTAGTACCTTGATTTCCTGTCCATATTTGGACACCAGTATTGGGATAAGCACCTTCAGAAATATCAGGAACTCCACTCCCCTCACTGTGGTTATATGCGTAAAATTCTGTCATTTCATGTGGAGCAACTTGATTTGGTCTGTTTCCTGGAGCATTGGAAGTATTTATACTTGCTACATTACCAGTAGAAGCATCAGTTAAACTTATTTGACCTGAGCCACCTAATTCAGTTCTAATACCATGTAATGTTATTTCTCCACTACTTGGAAGAGCCATCACTTACTCCTTTTATTTGATTCTGTAAATCATCAATTTGTTCTTGTTGTTCCTTCATAGCCTCTATAAGAACAGCTACTATCTTCTCATAATCTACTGTTTTGTATTTACCTGAGACTTCATCATCTTTGACCTCCCATAGTGGCATATTCTTTTCACGAACTATTTCAGGTAATACCTTTTCCATTTCTTGTGCAATTACACCTAAGTCCTTCTTACCTTTTCTCTTACCTCTTGTCCAAATGTATTCAACACCTCTCATTTGTAAAACTTTATCAAGAGCAGAGTCTATTGTTTCAACCTCTGTTTTTACTCTTTCATCTGAGATTGTAGAAGATGAAGCAATTACATCACCATCAGCATGGAAGTCACCACCATCAGCAAATAAGAAATCATTGGCGTTGTTTACCATTACCTTTATACCCGCGCCCGGTGATGAAGTTTGATGGAAGAATCCATCATTTGTACTATTAAATTGATATGCAGGTGCATCAGCTGTTCCGTTTGTAGTTCGTACAGGACCAGCAAAGAGACCAACGTATTCAGAGGCTGTAGTCCAAATCAACCTCATACTCTCTACTAAGTCACCTGTATCGTTGTCACCAACTTTGAATATCATACCAATTGGTGTATCATCTGTTAAACCACCACCACCAAAATGACCAATACTGATTGTTTCTATACGACTGACTATTCCATCATTTGCACTAGTGTGATCATCTCCAGATGCTTTAACGTCTATGCGGCCTATAACATCATTTGAAGTTATGCTGGTATGCGTATTTTGAAGTCTTAAAGTCGGAGGAGATGTAGTTCCAGAACTATCATCTGATATTATAAGAAGTGGTGCGTTGAGTTGTCCATAATCTGAAGCACCGCCTTGTTCGTTTAACTCCCATAATTTAGTCCCACCTATAACAAAATCTAAACTATCAGCTGACGACTCATGAATGTAAGTGTGGCTTCCACCATCAAAGTATAATTTATTTTGAGCCGCTAAAGCAAAGCCTGCAGTACCTGAAAGTTGTAGTTTAGAAGCATCAAACATTAAGGAAGCATCATATCCAGACGTAGCTGCTCCACTTCCAAATGCGAGTCTTGTATTATCATAAAATTTAAGTTGGTCTGCTGATTCATCCCAAATCGCTTTTCTACCTGAGGTAGCACCAAAGAATGTTACATCTATTCCAGTATCATCTACACCAAATTCGAGTGGTGCGCCTACAAATCTAGATTCATCTTCACCAAAATGAGCCCTTTTACCAATAGCCTTCATTATTACTTTATTGATTGAATCTGAATCTTCATAATCACCTATTGTCATTGTCTGACCGGCGACATCTATTCCACCATTTTGAGCATTATGACTAGATGATGAGAGCTTTATTTCAGAATTAGTTGTACCAACCAATGACAAAATACTACCATCAAAAGTCATATTAGCTTCAGAGTTTATTGTAGATGAATCTACAGATGTTATTATTCTGTTATTTCCATTATTTGTATATGAAGTTATTCCAGCACTTGGACCCGTAGGACCTGTTCCACCAGTAGGACCTGTTCCACCAGTAGGACCTGTATCACCAGTTGTACCAGTATTTCCTTGAATACCTTGTATACCTTGAATTCCTTGAGGACCATTAGGACCATTAGGACCATTAGGACCAGCATCTCCAGTTGTACCAGTATTTCCTTGAATTCCTTGAATACCTTGAATTCCTTGAGGACCATTAGGACCATTAGGACCAT